CCTGTTGATGCCTCATCTTTGGTATCAAAGGATAGTCCAGAAAGTGAAGTTGGATATATGTTCCTAAACTTCACTTGTATACTGGGGTTGTTCTTGTTTGTCAGTATCGTTAATGTTGCATCACTGGTCAACACTGAGGGGTTAGTAACATTACCCTTGCCTGCGTTACCAATATCTTTTGTATCTGTATTTCTAATTGCGTCTGCAAATTCTGTTGGATTTTGAGGGAAACCAATACCTGTCATCCAATCATGGATTTCTCTGTAATTACTGAGGTTTTCCTGTACCAAGAAAGATAGTTCCAACGGACTATATTCTAAGGTATCTCCCATAAATGGCATTGCTTTATATCTACTGTTCATAATTGCATCACCAGAAAATGCGATGCCAGGCAGATTAATCTCCTGTGCAAAATACACTGTGTTTGGTATTTTTAGGATATCAAACTTGAATTGAGTTGGACGTGCCAAATCAAAGTTATCTGGTTGTCTGTCAATTGCAGTAGTTATCGCCATGTCTTATATTCCCTTTTCATAATACTATTTATAGCGACCAAAAAAAAAGGGGAAACCGAAGTTCCCCCTTTTCAGATTCGTTTACCGAATTCTTATTACTACATGATGTTAGTAACTTGTACTCTTCTGTAGTATACGTTGTCGTTAGCAGTAAGTGTACCACCACGAGCAGTTGCTCCACCAGCAAATGGGTTTGCAGTAAGACCATATCTAGTCTTGAAACCAATTTTAGGTTGGAAAGTGTTTTCACCAACCGCACGAACCATTTGTAATGGAACGTATGGGCAGTAGAAAATACCACTGTCGTAAGGTGAAGTACCCTTATAACCTACAGTGTAGTATTGTTTCGCATCAGCATTTGCTGAATATGGGTCAATGTACACTTTGAAACGTCCGTTAAGAACACCAGCAAAAGTATTACCAGCATCGTCTACGTTTAGGTTATTGTTAAGAGCAGGAGTGTAATCAAGTACACCAGCCATTTGAAGTGCAGATGCAACATCAGATGAACAGATGATTACGTTACCTTTTCCTCTACGAGTTTGTTGAGCAATTACATTCGCATCTCTTTCAAGTTGGAACATAAGTCCTTTGAACTTCTCAACACTCCAACGACCGTTTGAATCAACGTCCATGTCGAAGATACCAGCAGTTGCAGTATCAGTCTGAGCACCTGGCTTAGCAGTTACATAGATTGAACGAATAACTTCACGGTTGATTTCGTTAAGAATTTCAGCAGAAAGAATGTTTGCAAGTTCTGTTTCAGCATCCAAACCGTGGATTGCTTTAAGGTCTTGCGCTAATTCCATTGTGTATTCTGCTTTAAGAGCTCTTGATTTTGCAGTAACAGTTTGCTTCTCAATTGAGAATGCCATTTCAGCGAAATGGTTGTTAGATGCATCACCTTTAGCTTCTGCGTCAGCAGTTGCCATACCAGTACCACCAGTATAAGTACCTGCCGGCGAGTCATTAAGAATCGCTGGGTTAGTACCTGCTTGTGTACCAGCACCAGAGAAGTCAGAGTCTGCTTCGTTGTAGAAAGTCTCTGTACCTGTTTGGTTAGTATAACGTGAACGCATTGCGAAGATTAACCCTGTAGGGCCAGTCATTGGCTGAACGCCAGCAACATCGTATGCAATCAAGTTAGGCATAGCACGTCTGACTAGTGAAATTAAGATTGGATCCCAATTATCAACAGCAGCGCCAGTTGAGTTAGTAGGTGCAGCTTCTGATAAGAACGCAGAGTCCTCACGAAGTGCTTTTTCTTGGTTTTCTAGGATAACAGTAGTTACAGCCTTACGATAAGAATCATTAATCTCTGGAAGATCATTGTGTTCTAGGACTGGTTGCCACTTCTCCTGTAAATGTTCAGTTTGAAACATTTTTATTTCTCCTTGTTTGAGTTTTTTCTAATAATATTTATAAGAATTTAATTTTTGAAAGATAAAATCTTCCGCAGCTTAAACCTTACCTCGCTTTACATTTTTACTAATTGCACTCATATAAGCACTCATAGCACCAGTTGTATCGTAAGATTCTGAACTTTCAGATTCGGAATCTACAGATTCAGCGACAGTTGTTGCTTTCGGGAAATAACTTTCCTTGAGCGTGTCGAGTTTACTTCTGAAAGAATCTTCATCAGTAAAATCTACATCTTCTGCAAGAGATTTGAATTTTTCAGCTTCGGTGTCAGCCAAATCTGAAGAAACCTCTGCAAAAACAGACTCACGAACTAGTTGATTGTTTGCTTTCTTTAAGTCAGCAGACTTTTCAATTTGTTCATTGAGTTTGGCTTCTAGGGCGTCAAGCTTCTCAGCTTGTTGTCCTAAGATGTCATACTTTTCATCTGGAACATCAATATAATGCTCCTCGAAAAGTGATTTAAGTCCAGAAATGAAATCTTCTGCAATCTCGCCTTTGAGACCACGTTCAATTGCAATTTCGTTTTCCTTCATCCATTCTTCAACAACATAACCCATGTATGCGTCAACTTTTTCAGTTAACTCACTTTGGACTTTGTTTACTTCTTCAGCAACTTCTTGAACCTTTGCAGATTCAATTCTCTCAACTTCTGAACGAAGTTTTGATTTTACAGCTGCTTCAAAAATTGTAGATGCTTTTTCCTTAAATTCTTCTGAAATTTCTTCACCATTAACTAGTGCAGAAACATCTTCTGATACATCAACTGACGCAAGACGGTCTTCCAAAGTAGATTCGTCAACTTTCGCAGACTCTTCTTCTTTTTCTTCCTCTTCTTTTGCCATCATTTTGTCGTAAGACGCTTTAAGGTCTCCAGCTTTCATGTTCTCCATTTCAGAGTACATTGCTTTCAACATTTCCGCTTTTGTCATCTTACCTTCTTCTAGTGATTCTGTTTCAGAATCGTCTGAAGTTTCAGTTTCTTCTTTGGTTGCACCGGCTTTAGGGTCTGCTGCTTTCTTTACTTTAGCAGAAGCCTTCTTTCCAGCACTGTCTTTTGATTCTGGATCAACGACAGGTTTACCCAAATCTTCAACATCACCTTCTTGTTTTTCCATTGAGTCACCTTTACCAGCAGTTGCGCCAGGTGCTTTTGCTTCTTCAAGCTCTGCACTGACTTCCGCCTCTAGTTCCTCAATTGTCTTGTCTAGTTCTGACATTGGGATTTTCTCCTTGGTTGTTTTATTAACATATTTATAATGATTAAAGTTTAGACAGAAATTTTGCGAATGCAAGTGCGGAAACATTAGTTTGTTTACGTCTTACAGACTCATTGATTTCATCATGGAGTTCGGCAATCTCAACTTCTTTGAGTATTCCGTTGTTCCAAATCCATTCCTTACCTTCCATAATCCCTTCAACAAAGGCTTGAGGTGCAGATGGGTCTGCAACAATATCTGCCGCAGTGGCAAGATAAAAATCGTCTTTCACATAATTAGCACCACTCTTAGATTCGATAGAACCCATACCTCTTGAAGAGACACCAAGTTTACCACCATCTTTGATTAATGCTTTCGCTATTTCCCCCATTGGAGTAGAGAGCAGTTTCGCCTCACCAATAAAGTTCTTTCCATCAGCTTCCAGTTTAGTTATCATGTGCGATACCCTGTCAAGATTGACAGTAGGGCCTTCTGGATGACCCAGTTCCCCAAACGCACGACCTTCAGCAACAAATTCTTTGTTATAACGAGTGACTTCTTTTTGAAGTACACTCATTGGGTAGACACGACCGTTACGGTTTTTCATGTCTGCCTGCATAAAGATTCCACGAATCTTCATTTCTTTTTCACCGTCCTCTTTGGCTTCGGTGATGTATTCTACTTCTTGTATCTGTTCTGCTATTAGTTTCATATTAGAACCCCGATGCTACGATAGGAGTAATTTTGATATCGGATGCACCACGCATTCCAACTCCAATGTCTGTGTGAATAACGACACCAGCATTTGCACCGACTCTTACTGAACCTGTGCTACCGTCATCGTCTGCGTTTCTAATTGTAACTGCTCCCACTGAACCTGTGTTAAACACATAATGTGCAGTCACAGTTTTGCCCTTGGTAGTACCAGTTGCAAGTGCTTCTTCTGCTCCGATTATCTTCATTGTACTCTATCCCTAAATTGCTAGCATTTCTTTTTCAAAATAGTCCATAAGTGCCTTCTGCGGAACTTTGAACTTCTTGGAAACACTATTTATTGTTTTTTCAAAAGTATTTAGGAAATTATTAGGTTTCGCATCCATTTCCTTAAAAATAGCGTCAATAGCCTTTCTCATCGCTGGAGACAACTTCTTGTACTCCCTCGAATTCTTATGCTCATCTTTCTCTGGTAGTTCTTGTTTGAACTGTGAAAGAGTTTTACTCACTATCTTTTTCTACCTCTGAGTCTGAAATATGGTGTGTCACAAAAGTCTGTGCCACCTCTTGTCTTTTTGTTTCTAATGCATCTCCTACCTTAGAAGCAAGTGCATTATTAAAATGAGTCTCCGCTGCAAGGTTATCGCCTGATGCAATTGAACTTACAAAGTCCTTTACATTATCTACCATTATTTATCTCCTTTTTTTGGGTCGTTATGTGCGAACATACCATCGTCATCACCTGTCATTTCACCACCTTCTTCATCTTTGATTTGATTATCAATTTCTTCAATCTCATCATCAGACATTCTAAGGATGTGTTTCTTAACATATTCCTTAGAGAAGTATTGACCGACATAGGATTCGACTTGTCCAAGCATGTCCAATCTGTCCCGAAGAATTTCTGCATTCTTCAGTTCTGTAAAATGTCCATCCTGTAGGAAGTCAAATTGAATATGTTCTTTGAAGTGATTCCACTCATCCATTGCAATAACACCTTTTAGTAAAAGTTGTGTACGCAACATATCTAAGAACATAAGAGCAAACTTCTTACGAAGTCTCTGGACAAATTTTGTAAATTTAAGTTCATCTCTTGTAATGTTATCAGAACGTCCTAGTTGAAATCCTGTTTCTTCTACGAGTCTTGATACTGGTACGTTCAATGAACGGAATAATTTTTTCTGGAAGTAGGTAATGTCATCAATCTCACCAAGGTTTGAACCGCCTGGCAAAGTTGTAATCTCTGTACCTCTACCACCTTCTCTACGAGGCAACCAGAAATCTTCTAACATAGACATGTGGTTTCTGTCATCTCTGATTTCACCAGTTCTTGCATCGTATACCATTTTGTTACGATAACGATTCATCACATCTTTTAGATATGATTCTGCTTTCATCTTTGGTAAGTTACCAACGTCAATATAGAAAATACGTCTTTCAGGCGCACGAGAGATACGATAGATAACTAACGAATCTTCAATCATTCGCAACTGATTAACAGGTTTGATTGCTTTGTTTAGATATGATAATACTGTACCTTTGGACATATCAATAAGTCCAGAAGGGCAGTATGTAATAGAGTCTGAAGTAATCTTGACTCCATTAGATGTTCCTACGTTTTGTTCCCATCCCTTATCGTTATAAAGGTAAAAGTCTTTGACATCCTTGACCATTTCCATGCCAGTTTTATTGTCAATGTCTTTCTGGGTTTCTCTCGCTTTCTTGATTTTGCGAGGGTCGATATATCGAACTTCCTTAATACCCTTGCGAGGATGTTTGGGGTCGATAATTTTATGATAATAAATTCTGCCATCAACATACCAACGTCTAAAGATATCATGTCCTTTTGCATTAAAATCTAATAGGTGTAGGATTTCATGGAATTCCTCACGAATTTTTGATTTAATGTTTTTGGATACCTCTAGTCTGTCAAGTGATATTGATACAGATTGGTCACGTTCATCACTTACAATTGCTTCATTTACGATATCTTCAATAGCACTGTCACACTCTGGTTGTTGTGCAATATCTCTATATCTACGGATTAAATCAACTTCATTACGGTCTCTTCCGTCCATATCAAGGACAGAAGCGTAATGACCACCGCCCGATACAATGTCGAGGGTGCCGTCATCAGAGACAGGAGAAGTGAAACTATCACTTCCCCCATCTTGATTCGCTCTTGTAATTCTGAAACCGAAAAGTTCCGCCATACTATAATTCTCCTAAGTTTTACCCTTCTATTTAGTCGGGTAAAAAAGAGGACTTATACCGCACTAGCGGAGAAACTTGTGTATCTCCAAGTAATATCAAATGTTTCGATATCACTTACGGTATCATATGACAGTTCAATCGGTGTGATTGCTGTCGGCCAACAGTTCTTTAGAACATATGACTTCAGAATGTTATCATCTCTATCAAGTTGTTCAACTCTCAATTGTGCAGTATAATCTGACACATTTGTAAGTCCAACACCTGTTTCTAGGTCATTGATACCACTCATCCAACGCTCCATTGCGTTACGAACCATAAAGTCCGTATCGTTAATCATCGTTGTAGTCCATGCTTCGACTGTTCTGTCGCCCGCCATGTAGAGTTGTCTACCTCTGAATTGAACTTCAATTTCAGAAATAGTTTGCCCTGGCAATGATGTAGCCTTTACGAGAAAACTCGCACGATTAACGTCCAGCCCAGTAGTAATTGCTGGGGGAGTAGTCATAATCACACGATATTGATTCGCTCTTGCACCACCACCGATAAGGTTTGATTTGAAATCGTCTATACTAGCCATGATTAACCCCCTACCTCACTAAACGCAACACCAGTTCTTACGGCGATGAAATTTAGTGTAATAAAATTGATGGAACGAGCAGGTTTAATGTAAATGTCAGCGACAAATTCATTCCTGTCGATTACTTCACCTGTGTTGTTAGTTTCATCGGCAATTACTGAGAAATCAGTAATACCTCTTCTACCTTGAACATCACGAAGGAAAGGTTCAACCAAGTTCTTGAACTGTGCTTGAGTAAACGCATCGTTTAATTCAAACAGTTGGAACTTAGCAGCAGTAGCAATTGCTTTCTCAAGAACAATGAACAATCTACGAACATTGATTCTATCAAATGCACTTGGTCTAGACAACGCAGTTTTGTCACCAAAGAGAACTGTACCTTGGCCTGGGAATGTGCAAACAGGGTTTACACGAGCAGGATAAAGAATATCTCTTTGTGCTTTAGTTGGGTTGTACGCAAGTTTAACTGCACCACGAACTTGTCCTCTGTTGTAACCCGCTGGTGAGAACCAAGGGTCTGCAACATTGTCTGTGTTCGCAGCAAGTCCTGCCATGTCACCATTCATAGGAACATAACGGTATACGTCTGCATACTTATCATACATGTACTTGTAACCACTGTCAAACACTGCATAAGAAGAACTTGCGAGATTATCGAAGAACCCTTTAACATTGTTTGTTGCAGCTGCACCAGTTGACACACCGACTACATCTTCTCTACGAGGAGATATAAATCCAACTACGTCTTTTCTTGCTTCACACAAGTCCATAATCATAGTTGCGTGTGTTATACCATCTGTACCAGCAGGTGTTGAACCTGCCATGATAAGGTTGATGTCGATTGTATCTGAATCTGCAAACAGGTTGTATGCAATATCTAGTTCACCGATAGTTGGGTTATCGTCTGTACCACCTAAAAGGTTGTCATTGATAATTCCAGCGTCACCAGCTCCAGATGCATATGTAGCACCAGATGCAAGGTCAGTACCAGCATTAGTTAATGTAGTTGGATGATCCATCCAACGAACCATTCTAGAACCAGTATTTACTACGTTTGCGTAGAAGTTAGTTCCACCTTGTGCTGTTTTAGAACCAGATGCTTGTGATACGAATGGGTAGACTTCAAGAACTGCATTAGTTCTTTGTCCAGCAACACCCGAATCAAAACCACTGATGCCACCGTCCATGTCATGCACAACAACGTGCATTTCATCGTTAGCAACACCTTTAGAAGTTCCCCATGTTGATGTGCCTGGAGCAGCATCGAACAAGTCATAGAACTTCCAACGTCTACGAACATTAGTCGCAGCTGCGAGTGCAGATTTTAGTCCACCACCGTTAGGGTTATCTAGTTGTCTAATAGTTAGATTGTCTGTTGAAACAGCAGTAACTTCATACTGTGAACCATCTGCTTCTTGGAAATGTACAATATCACCTACAGTGAATTTTGCACCACCAGCACCAGCAGAACCACCACCAGTGTCGATACCGACTGTAGTTGCTCCAGCAGCAGGTGTTCCAGTTGTTACACCTAGTGTTCCAGCGTTACCACTGAATGTTTCCTCAAATGCACCAGCATTTGCACAGATTGATACAGCAAGGGAGTTACCCCAAGTGCCTGGGAATTTAGATGCCCAGTGACCAACAGAACCGCTTCCGTCAGCGTAATTATTATCATAATCATTGTCATTTTTAATCTTCAATCCAGAACCATTTGCGGTAGCGTTAATCGCAGCAGTATCTGCTCTGATTACACGCAATCCGTTTGTGTACTGAAGGAAGTTGGCGGCGGTGAACCAATTTTCAAAGTTATTTGAATTTGGTTTACCAAAGATATCGACCAATTCTTGCTCTGAACCGATTGGGATGATTTCTTCTACTGGGCCTTTTGAAAAGCCCGAAGCAATCGCACCAATTGAAGTTGCAACAGCAGGAACGACATTGGTCAAGTCTATCTCTTTGACGAGAACGCCTGGGGATACTTGAAATGCCATCTTTGTTTTCTCCTTTGTGGATTCAATAATTTAGTTTAACTCAAACTTACGAATATATTTATAAAATCGCATCTCTACACTTTTGGTTTTTATAGGTTCTCTAGCATATAAATAAATTCATGTCAGAGTTCTACCAAAAATACAAAGAAACAATTAAACGTGTGTCGCAACGTAATTATCGTAAACGTATCATCTGGGTAAATGAATACCTAGAAGATAAGTACTGTCACTACTGTGGAGAATCCGAAAACGCATGTCTCCAATTCCACCCACACGAGGCAGAAATACGCAAACGCACAAAAAGAAAGGGACTTAATGAAGAATCTAGAAAAGAAGTTAAAGATTTCATTCAAAAGTCCAAAGTTGTTTGTGCTAATTGTTACTTAAAATTAGATAATGACCTAATTGATATTATGTAGGTATTTGCCTATTTCTACCAATCTGAGTCGTGTGTACGAACTACTGGACTCCATCTAGTACCATACTCATCTATAACAGTCTCACCATAAGGTGCTTGAACACCATCATCCATAAACCCAAACGGTGCCATATCCTGTTCTAATTGATTCTGTTGTTCTGCAAACATCCTTGCACGAATATCATCATCTGTTAATTCTTTAAAATATGTTTGTTCTATCAACCATCCGAACAATACACAACACATTACAAGGTCATCTGTGTGTCCTTCTTCTGCTTCGTATGATTGTCCTTTGAGAATAAAGGTAGATAGTTCTGTGATTAAGTCATAATCTTGGATAAACATCTTATCAGTTTCGATAACCTGTTTAATATTAGAGCAACCTAGTCTTTTTACAGCCTTTGTTGTTCTTACCCCAAGTTGTGCTTTTCCACCGCTAAATCCACCCCCAACGACTTGACCCGCACGACCTCGCATGCTTGCCATTATTAGGTTCTCATACTCCAAGTCAAATTGTAGTGCAGTTGCAACCTGTTCACCAATATCATTTACCTCTATCAATACATATGCCATGTTATATGCTTTCGCAACATCATGTATAATATTAGGGAACAACATAGGTTTAATCTCATTGTCACGATATTTTGCAACAATACGATACGGTACTGTAGATACATCAAATACAATAAATGCAGAGTAATCGTTATTCGTACCTCTTGATACGTCTGCAACAATTACATATGTTGCACCATGTTTTGGTTTTTCATACATATCCAATCCAGCATTAGAAGTAAGTGGATTATGGAATGCCATTGCTTTAATCTTAGCAGGATGTATTAGTGTGTTTGCAGAACCAAGGAATTCACATTCAAACTCTCGTTTAAATTGTTCCTCTGAGGTGTTCGCTATTGTCTCTGTTTTCCACTTTTCGTCACGCCCTGGCACTTGACTCCAGTGTACGTCTACTATATTATAAGAGTTACGTTTGTTCTCTGCATCCACCCATAACTTGTAGAATAAGTTCATACCGTTAGGTGTTGATACAATAATAACCTTTGTAGATTTACCAGATGAAATTGTAGGATACACAGAACTAAAGAAGTCCTCTGCTACGTTAGTTGGAACGAATGCAAATTCGTCCAAGAATATCATGTTGTAAGAACCACCACGAACAGCAGATGAAGATGTAGAGGATGCAACCACCCTACTACCATTCTCTAAGTCTACCGAACCTTTGTTCCAAGATACCACTCCCTGTTGTAACCACTTAGGAAGATTCTCGTATGCAAGTTGTAGTCTACCAAGAATATCTCGTGCAGTTGCAGCCTTGTTGGCAAGGATTGCAACATTCATGTTAGGATTGAATAGAACGTAGTGAAGAATATAGGATACCATAGTCGTGGATTTACCAGACTGTCTTGGCATCTTACATATTGTAAATCTGTCGTTGTGGATTGTCTCTACGATATTCTCTTGGAAATCATAGAGTCTAAAAGGTACTAAACCCTCATCTAAAGATACAATCTTGATATAGTTCTTGATAAAGTATATGGGGTCTTCCATACACTTCTGATATTCAAGTATATTTTCTTTCGTCCAATTTACAGGGACGTTAGATTTCTTTAGAAGGGGGTTGCCCAGATAATGATTTTCAGACATAATATAACCTTAACTCGCACCCCCTTATTAGGGAATTAGTTTAATGTGTGCGGTTGCCACCAAAGAACCAATAAGCGTATCTACTAGTGTATGGCATGTTGTTTGTATCAGAACCAAATCCTGTATTGAAGTTACCAGAAGAACCATTCTCACTGTGCATCCATGCACCACCACCACCAGCTTCATGTGGACTAACTCCATAGGTATTACTGTTTGCCATATCGTAATCTGTACTATTGGTACTATTGATTACTGTACCATTTTGTCTGGTTGAATTTAATAGCCCATTACCACCAGAACCGTTAGTTCCTTTGTAGCTCCATGAAATATTTCTTCCATTACCAGTGTTACCACCTGTCCATTGGTTATACTGTCTTTGCCATATAATTCTAAACTGTAATCCATGAGATGTACCACCATCATTATTTTGAACAGAGAATACTTGACGATTTGGATCCATTAAAAATCCAGAAGTATCTGTGTCATTTACTGTCATACCATGCCAACAATGATTCCAATCAATTGCGTTCATATCATCATCAGCAATCTTACCTTTACTACCAAGAGCAACTGTTCCAGATGCACTAGTACCTGTAGCTACAGGAGCAGAACTACCATCAGAAGTTGCAAATAACATCCATCCACCCATTGAGTTAAATTCACATGGTACTTGAATTGCACTTCTACCATGAGGTTTAATCCAGTATGTACCATCATCAGTTTTATCTGCACCTGTAATAACTCTAATTGATTCTGCGTTTAGTGCTGCATTTGCCGAACTTGTACCATCATACCATTTACGAATAATATTAAATGATCTAGCTACTGTATTATCTCCATCAGAAGCAGTTATAGTAGCATTGTGTGTAACACCAGAAGCGTTATAGTCACTATTACCACCATTTAAAACACCACTAATGACAGCGCCAGAAAGAGCTACACCAGAGGGGAAAGCACCAGATGTTTTAGCATAAGTTACTGAACCACCTTCTGGGTCTGTTGCACTTAATGTTACACTTACATCTGAACCATTGTACAAAGCGTCATCTACATGAGGAGTATATTCGATTTCTAATCCACCCATAGAGCCATAATTATCAGCACTCCAACCTCTTGCAATTCTCCAATAACGATATGCAGTACTGCCTGGGCTATCATCTACTTTTATGTAATTTTGTAATTGACCTTTATTGTATATGTCAGTAAAGTTTGTTCCATCGTTTGAACCTTGAAGTTTATGGTAAGTTTTATTTCCTTGCCCATCGTGATTATAATATGTAAATTTTGAAAGAACTACGGAGTGACCCATATCAATCTGCCACCAAGCGTTTCTGTCGGTTATGAGATTTGCCCAACCATCGCCACCACCAAATAATCCAGCGAACATGCCAGATGGACTTCTGCCGCTGAGGTTAGAACTAGTAGTTATTGTGAATGCAGAGTAATTTCCCCACCAAACTTTTCTTGTATCTTCAAGTCTTTCATAACCAGTTGCCAGAGTTCCAGCTGCAGTAGACCAAGCAGGAGAGTTATCTAATGTTAAAACATTTTCAAGAGTAGTTGCAAGACCAGAACCGTTTGTTACTACAACATCGTAAGGCCCAGCATCAGTAGTAATCACATCACTACCAGAAAACACTATTGTAATTTGTGAAGCTGAATTTCTTGTTGATGTTGTTGGAGATACAGTTGCTGAACTTGAATTTTTTAAAGTACCAACTGCACCAGCATCAAAGTTTGAACCACTGATTACAATTGTTTGAGTTGAGTCAGATTCATTTATATCAGTAGGAGAAATTGAAGTAGCAACAGGTGGAGAAGCAATTCCTTGCCATCCGTCTGTCGTATATTGTTCTAGAATACCAAGACTTGAATTGTGACGTAAATCACCAACTTGTGCATTTGCTCTCTGAGCAGTTGTGCCAACAGGCATCCTCGCTGCTTCAGTTCCAGTAATTTCGGTGTTTACAAATAGGTTATTAGTCTTTGCAATTGTTACTGCGTTATCTGCCAACTTTGCAGTTGAGATACCACCATCTGCAATAGAACTTAGTTTAAATTTTGTTAATGGCATATCATTCTTTTCCTTTTAACATCTTCTGTAGTTCTGCTGTACTTCCTACGAACAATGCATTAGTTACATTCTTTGGTGCAGAGTTAGGTACTTCTTTGAGTTTTTTCATCTTACTTTGTAAGTCTCCAAGTTTCTCTGTCACTTCTGCAACATTCTTAATTAGTTGCCCCGCAACCTCATAGGTTCTGGGGTGTTCTGATTCTCTTGCAAGGTCTAGGATACCATCAATTGCATCCTGTCCTCTTTCAATCAGATTATAAAAGTTTTCTCTCTGATATTTATAATCATTATCTACATCTTCTTCATTCATTTTTGTTTCGGGAACAAGTACAGGTTTAGGTGGAGAAACAACTCGCATTGCATTCTCTACTGGGTCTGCTACTCCTAAAACATTATCTAAAATATCAGTTTGGTTTGACATTTCATAACCTTACGGTTTAGTAGGCCACTTAACATCATCCAAAGAATTGTAGTCCTCTGTGATATCACGAAGTGCTTTTCTGTAGGTTTTCCAAGCTGAACTCATAGTAACATCACTGTTGCCCATCCAATCAGTTTCAGCAAGTCTACGATTTCTTTCTTCCCTAAGAGCAGCAAGAGGTTCTGCCGCAGTTAGTTCTGACTGTTTAGTTTCTACTT